GAATCAAAGAAACTCATTCACTACCCTCTTGCTCAACAACTTCAACTGTTCCAGTTTCTGCTGCTTCTTCAGTGGCACTGCTTTCAATCTGTTCTAGTACATCAATTGCACCAAGAAGTTTCAGACGAGTGACAGAAAGCTGCTCATACTGTTCATTAACTGTCTTTATTTGTTCCTTGAGATTCTCAAGAACTTCACTGTTTTCAAGAGCCATCGATAACTACCTCCTTTAAGATTTTTTTATAACGGAATACATCAATATTTAGGAAGGGAGAATATTTTTTCACCCTTCTACTGACGGTTTCCCACACTGGGTCTTTTAACTTCTTATCGAAGTCTTTACTGTACCCTAGTATTCTATCATAGATTACCAAACTTTCCAAGCTTATGTGTCCACCTAGAAACTTTTTAAGTACTATGGGATGACCCTTCTTACAACTAAACACCTCATCAAATTTATTATCAACAAACAAAGTCTCTGACTCTTCCTTAAAAATATATGCTAATGACTGTACTTTCTTCTGCCAATCTTGATACCTAACCTCACCATCCTTAATCATCTCTCCAATCCATAATGATTCTGGATCAGCACAAGATGTGAAATTAGATACAAAAAAATCTACAACTTCTTTATCGTTCTTCTTTCTTGCAAACTTTTCAAACCAAAATCTATCCTTACGTTTATAGAAGGCCTCTCTTGTTGCTCTGACCTTACCTGCATACTTATGGTAATCATAGTTATCTTTCGTGAAGTGGTTCTTCATCGCAAGGTAACATTTATATGCATCCAAAGGCATCATAAAAAAAGTAATAGGGGGATTTTTTGGCGGAGTTTTTTTTCGCCCTTTTATGGAATTAAAAAACCAATTTCGCACGGCTAGTGCGCTTTAAAAAGTTTAACTCTTGTGCTTCGTATTTAATTTTTTCTTTGAGGGGTTTGGAAATGAGTTTAGGAACAGACTCTAAATCTATAGCATTCAGTTCACAAAAAGAAACTATTGCATCAATATAATTCATTTCAGTATGGGTTTGAACCATACCTTCAATTTCTTGTGCAAATCGTGCAGGACAAAAGAACTTGTCCTTCAATGCCTTTTCTAATTCATTCTCCATTGTCGGACCCAGTATTGTGAGATACAAATTCTTTTATATATCGTACTAGTAACTTAATATAATCCCCTTTGTTCCTTTTGTCAAATACTTTTACCTCTCCACCTGGTGTTACCATTAATGTGATGAGTTTTGTAACAGGGATTTTAGTTAACTCATAATACGCTGACGCATAAAACATTTCCTGAACGAAATAGTTTTCCATCCATTTCTCAGGTTTAATCTTTGTTGATGTTTTAAAATCTATCACCGCTAGTTCGCCTTCATATTCAGCGATACAATCAACTCTACCCGCAAGACCAAGGTATTCTGAGTAAAGAGTTCTTTCTATAGCGTGTATGTTATTTATCTTATCCAGATATGGTGCCGCATGATGAAACATAAACTTAGTAGCAGGAAGGTAATCCTCCCACACCAAATCTCTATTTTCCAAATACGCCTGAGCAGCTTCATGAAAATCTGTGCCACGGGTAGTCGCCTTCTTTGTTATACGATTTGCTTCTTCAATACCAACTCTCTTTCTCCAGTTAATAAAGGTCTGTCGATTATAAAAGGAAGTTACTGAAGTAATAGAAGGAACCCACTGACCACTAGGTAGTTCATACAACCTACATCCAGGAGTTTCTCTCTTCTTTAATTCAAGTTCACCTAAGTGATTACAATGTTCAAATTTCATGTGAATAAAAAACTAACAGGACATTTACTTTTAGCCTTAGTCTTAGAAAATAATCTAGGTTTCCATACGTCCTTTGTGGACTTCTGATGATGTTCCAACCATAACTGCAATATCCCTTCCCGTTCACCTACACCTTCTTCCTTCTCTAAAATAACACCCTCATCTAAATTAGGAGGATGAAAAGAAACTCTAAAAAGAGGGTCTCCCTTCTTTATTATAACAGGTTTTGTCTCATCCACAAGTGTTATTGCTGTGCTACTCATCCTTGACCAGTTAGATAAGTTAAACCACCCACCAATAGCAATAAAGTTATTGGTTAATGCAGTCATAGGATGATCAGTAAATTGAAACCAAATGTTATCCTCATGAGTCCAAAATAAAAACTTTGGAAACACCAATTGAACAACTGGTTTAGGTGACTTAAGATGTTGATCATCATACTCTATGTACTGTGGATGAGTACATTCAATATCAGTCCCATTAATCTTTAATCTAAAATCAATAGGAGAAATACCTACAAAAACTCTACTCAATTTATGAGTAACTACAGGACATTGAGTATAAACATAATCAGCATCAATAAGATCAGACTGTTTAATCAAAGTGTCTTCTGAATTGAAAGCACTTACATAATGTACAATTGATGGCATTACATACCCAGTTCTAACTTGGTAAGAATGTATTCTTTAACTAATCCTGAACGGACAATATCTTCCACTCCAAACTCAACGATGTCAACTGAAGACATATTACGAAGGATCTTCATGAAATCTATGATACCATTTCTCTCATTAGTCTTAATTAAATCAGACTGAGTGGCATCCCCACAGAACATAATCTTAGAACTCTGTCCTACCCTTGTCATTATACTATCAAGTTCATGAAAGTTCAAGTTTTGAAATTCATCTACAAGAATAATAGACTTATCAAATGTTGTTCCCCTAATGAATGAGGTGCTCCAGAAGTCAATAGTATCCTGTGCTTTAAGATTCCCATAAAGCATTTGAAAGTCTGCTTCTGTAGGCATCTCAAACATATACTTTACCATAGCCTTGTAAGGTATCTGATACAATGAAGACTTATCCTCATGATCTCCAGGAAGGAATCCAATTTCCCTAGTAGAAACCAATGATCTTACAATGTATATCTTTTCATATGGTGTATCTGGATTCAATACATCACGTAAAGCATTATAAAGAGTAATGAAAGTCTTACCAGTACCAGCAACACCATAAGCAATCAGATTCTTATCTGCTTCATAAGCATTGTATAAGATCTGTTGGTTATCTGTGAGGGGTATAATATCCCTCATCGTATCCGTGTTAATTGGTTTCCTTCTCTTCATCTGCTTGGCCGTCATTCCGACACCGATTGGTTGATCTGATTTCTTTTTACGTGGCATACTTAGAATTGATAGTCGCGGTTTTTAGTAACATTAGCACCAGGTTGACGGGATGCTCTATCTAGGATCTCATTCCATCCTCCAGAGTTTGCTTCTCCTTTCCAACCATCTAACTCCTGAGCACTAGCGACTCCAGCTTGCCAGTCCTTATCCCACTCAGGATTGTCCTTGCGCCACTGGTCATACTCTTTCATTGTCATAGAGAGTTCTTTCTTCTCTTTTGATTCTTTATGAATCACTGGATATGTTGGCATAATAAGATAATATCGTAAATTTATTTAGACCCAACCAAGGGCTTCTGATACTGCAGGAAACTGTTCGGTAAATACAGACCTACATTTCTCTGCGATAATCATATGCTCTTTCTGAGTTCCGTGTGATGATCTCAAATTAATATAATGTATCCAAGAACGACAAGAACCAGTCATATAGATCCTTGTAGGAGTGCAAAGAGGTAGTACCATTCTAGCACACTCTTTAGCAACACCAACCTCAAGCATCTGATTATATAAAGAGAAAGCAGAACTGAATAGTGTCTCCATCTGTCTATTAAGTTTCTCTACTTCCTCTACATCCAAATCATCAATACTATTCTGTCTATTCTTATCATCCTGCCTACGAAGTTCTGGTAGATCAATCTTACCAAGAAGTTTACTGTCGGCATACCTCTGTGAGAACTCTTGAAATGTAAAGGACCTATGACGTAGTATCTGTGCAGCAATAGCACGAGTAGTCTCTATCTCTACGGTCATAGAGGACTGTTCAAACACAGACCAATGATTATGCTTAATACAATACCCCAATAGACCAGCAAACTTTTCGTTGTCCTGGTTATTTGGATTAGAAACCCTAGCAATATATGCCATAGTCTTTTCTGCATCTGGTGTAACACTAACCAGTTTTACTTGTTCTTTCATATCAATCTGGGTATCCATCGTCATCTTCAAAGACCTCATCGTAATCTTTTAGGTGGTTTACTATCTCATCATAGTTTTTGGGAGAATAGGCTTCGACATCTGAATAAACTTCAGATTCCAACTCCTCAACGATCTCCTTAAGAGCCATGACTAAGACTTTTAATTTTCCTTTGTCCATGTTGATCTCTTTCCCACTAATTATAAGACAAAAAAAGAGGAGTGTCAAACACTCCCCTTCAACGTGTATGTAAGTCAGTTACTTACCTTGCACACACAACTTTTGATTCTGTGTGCTTGATGCCTCTGTATGTGAGTTCAGAGACTTGCTTCTGACAAGATTGCTTGTCATTAGTATCATACTTGATACCACGGTAGGTTACTTGTGCCATTGTGTTACTCCTAAAGTAATTGGGTTTTTAATCCGTTCCTTTAGTCGTTTGCGTCCCAACAACCAGCTTCACTATTGGTCTTAACGACCTCAATCAACTCAACCTTCTGTTCTTGAGGAACATTTCTCGTAGTAAATTTCTCAATGAGAGATTCTGCATCTGAGCAAGAGAGAGTTGATGCTAGAAGGATGGATATCATAGGGATGAACGCTCCGTTCCGCGACTTACTTGCGACCCTTATGGGTTGAACGATGTGTTAATAATAACACACATATACTATCTATGCAATTAACTTTGTATAATGTAATACTATTTTAAGGTCTTCTTAATCTTTCAGCAATACCTGCTGCAGATTTGTTTGCTCTTGTCAATTTATATACCCATATCCGTTCCAATAAGGTTACAGGACGACCCAATCTCATCCTACAACAGATTTCAGTGAGCCTCAACCGGCTGTCTTTGCTTAACATATTGTATTGCCTTTGGTAGTAAGTAATATTCTTTTCGTTGTATTGCTTTCGTTAATGATTCTATATCATCCTTGGGGAGAATGGGAACCTCCTCCTGTAATATAATT